GACTGCCGCACAATTGCGCCATGCTACATGGCAGACCTTAGAAGTATCTAACCGTAACCATGATCGGATATTAAAATGATAGCCCTATGTGACGAGTTTGCCGTATTAAGAAAATTAATCCGTATGTATGACGATGCCCTCAAAGTCAACAATCCCATACAGATGATGGAGATAGCCGTAGACATTGCAGAATCCGCTGTAAAGCTAGAACAACATAGCGTAGACCATGCCAATTTATCGGAATAAACATTTACTTGAGATTGTTAGACTCTTGCCCTGCCAGCATTGCGGGGCTAATGATGGCACAGTCGTTGCCGCACACTCAAATCAATTAAGGGATGGTAAAGGCCGTGGACTCAAAGCACACGATTACAGAATTAGCGCATTGTGTTTTACCTGTCACACAGAAATCGACCAAGGTGCAACACTTAGCAAAGCAGAGAGAGTGGAACGGTGGGAAGAAGCGCACCGAAAAACGATTGCCCAGTTATTCGAGTCGGGGTTTTTACATACCAAGTTTTGAACAAATGACCCAAGATGCTATGGACTTGTTAAACTCCCTTAATGTTAATACTAACCTTACCCCTTCCCCCTTCCGTCAATCACTACTGGGGGAGTCATGGACACAGGCGATTTGTAAGCAAGGCAGGCAAAGAGTTTAAGGCCCAAGTCAGCAACTATGTGGTGGAGTACAAAGTTCCTAAGTTAGGCACAGCCCGCTTAGAGATGCAAGTCACCCTGTACCCAAAAGACAGACGCAAGCAAGACATTGATAACCGTATTAAAGCCCTTTGGGATGCCCTAGCCGATGCTGGTGTATTTGACAACGATGAACAGATCGACACCTTGATGGTACAGCGTGGCGCAATAAAAAAAGGTGGTGGATGTATGGTAATAATTGAAAAAATAGGGGAAAATACACCAATAACATAAGGATTCCATGTAGCGGATTGGGTCTTTTGGCTGGTGGTAAACGCTTGGAAAAGCGGTGAACTTGCCATACTTGCCCATATAGGATTCGGCAAAAGTGTCGGTCAGATCAACGATGCTGTCGTAATACTTTGCAAGTGCCTTGTGTTTGGCGTAAGAATCAGTAGACCAATGGAAAAAATGCGTGTTAGTCGCTGAATGAAGCATTGTTGCTAGGAATAAAGCGCAATTTTCCATACAAATCCTTATGTTATGGGGGTAGTTTCCTCTATTTTATCAAGAATATCAATACAAACCAAGCAGCCGCCACCTTTTTTTATTTCGCCCCGTTCAACGATTAAAACATCAATCTGTTCATCATCATCAAATACGCCAGCATCACCCAAAGCATCCCACAGGGCCTTAATGCGGTTGTCAATATCTTGCTTGCGTTTGTCACGGGGATATAGGACTACCTTCATTTCCAGCCGTGCTGATCCTAGCTTGGGTACACGGTACTCGACCACATAATCGCTGACCTGCGCCTTAAACTCCTTCCCAGCCTTGCTTATACCCATCCTGTTACGGAATATGGTGCGGTAGCTGTTTACGCTAGGCGGCAGGGGTAAGTTAAGTACGATCACCGATTAACTCCAAGGTTTGCTCATGTAGCTGCTCTTCAGATATGCCATATTCCCTTTCAAATCGCTTGCGCCCCATGCCGTGAATTGAGGTATTTGATCCTCTGTGATGATAGGTGCATAGGCCGATAACAATGGCATCACTTCGTCTACCAGCTCTTCTAATGTGATGTATTTCGCACCCACTATCATCGGTTTCGTGCCCAATGTACCTGCACAAAATGCAACCCAATCTCGCCACTCGACCATAATGCTCTTTCTTTTGCTTGGGAGTTAGATTTTCTAGCGTCATACTTATTAAGTGTTGGCATTGTCTACGCTGCGTTGTTCTAGTTTTTCTGCTGATTCTGCAATATCTACTGCAATTTCCATAATAAGCACTTTGTCATTCTTAGCAAGTGCGGTTTCGTACATCTTGATTAGTGTTTTAAGTATAAGTAATTCTTCAGCTAGGTTAATCATCGGGTCATCTTTTCTAAGTTGCGGTTGCTGGCCTGTTCTGTGCGCCATGCGTCAAAACGCATTGTAGCGGCTGTGATTTGCCATTTTAAGGTTTCTGCGTTTTCGGTAGCCTTACCTATTGCCACGCACAAGTCTTGATACTCTTGGCTTGAATAGGCTTCTCGCTCCTGACCGCCAAGACTTTGTTCGCTTGACTTCTTCATCATAATTGAACGCAATGAATGACGATAGGCTTCTAGCTGGGCTAACTGCCCTTTAGCCTTTGCATATTCAGGAGCGTTTGTGTATATGTAGTTTATTGCTTCGTGTGGGTCGTATTCTGTCATTTTATTTTTTCGCAAATTTCTGTCATAAATTTAATTAAGTTATCAGGGGTGTATTCCCTTTGGTATTGTGTGCAGCGTTTAGTTCCTTTTATATTTCCAGCAATTGAACGGTCTGTATCAGCATAATTTTTAGGTGGCAATTCAGGTAAATCTTCTATTTTTATGCCGCATATGTATAGTTTGGTATCTTTATGGGCCACATGACCAAAATCAAATTGGTCAATTACCATAGTAAAACCACCAAATTTGTCATATCCAGTACCCAATTCAGGGCAACCAGCTTCTCTAAAAAACCTACTGCCTTTTGGATGTTCTAATACACCACCATTTTTACGAACCTTATCTAGCGCAAACCAAGCTAAATCTTTTTCATCATGCCTAGGGTTTGCCATGTGACTTAACATTCCCCAAGCACGGCAAGGTGGGTGAGCAATAACAGGGTAATTTTCAGCAAAGTTTCGAGCATCACGGTCAATGTCATAAACATCGTAGCCTTCTAATTCCTTGTAACGGCTGTCTTTTCTTGCAAATAATACGGCTATCATTTACCTAGCTTTCTTTTAATTTCTTGTTTCATTTCATTTTCAACATCAGGATATTGGGAAAGTAAATGCACGACCACATCCCAACCCCTGCGCTTTGCGACCCCGATATACCAGCTTGACAAGTAATCAAGCCTGTTCTTCCAGTTGCTTAATTCTTTGGCTGATCCTTGCTCGCCATTGCTGCCAACCTTCCCCTGCATACGCCTGTACTCCTATTTCTTGGGCTTTTTTGATCGTTAAATCTTCGCTGGAATACCAAGGCAATTCAGGCTTTTTAGCCTTTTTAATTTCCATGTCTAGTTCATCTTCCCAGCGGCCCTGATTGAGCCATGTAGCAGGATGGGGGATAAAGTCTTTTTCAGTCTGCTTTAACTTCCAATATTCCAAATGCGTAGAAAGGGCTAGGAACGCATCTTCTTGTTCTTGACGGGTTAGCCTGTCCCATGACTTCTCAGCAGCCCTGCGCCCTTGTTTTCGAGGATATAGGCTATAAAAATCAGCAAAGTTCATTTCTCACCCGCTTTTTTTAGTATTGCTCTAGCAAAATCCAAAACATCAAATTCACAAGCAAGGTAATAACCTAAATTAGGCTGATACTTTGCTTCAATAAGTATTTCCTCATCTGTTAGTGTCTTTAACTGTGGCGAGCAAGTATGAATAGAATCGCCTGTAACTCTTTGACCGCAACTTAAACACACAGTCCACGCTACTGGTTCATTGTTCATTTGATCACCTTGCTTTTGTATCTTGGTTCGTTAATTTTTAAAGTACAGGCGGTGCATTTCCAACGGTTAATTTTCCCTGCTTTAATCATCTTGCCGTAATCCGATGGGCGCATAACCTGACAGCTAGTGCAGTAGCGTTTTTCCGTCATTACTTTATCCAAAAAAGAAGTATGGCGGCAATCACCATTAAAGCTGCAAATAGAACAAATACGCCTATTGCAAATACGATAACTATTGTTTCAATCATATTGAGAGGGCGAACATTGCGCCAAGGATTGCACCGAGTATGCAAGCACCAATTAAATCTTTCATGATTAGCAGTTCCAAATAATTAAGTTTTGTTTTTTTGCGGCAGATTTAGCAGCTCTAAGATTTGGGTAAAACTGCTCAACATATAAACCATCAGCAATGCCTGTGTTTACTGAAGCAATTAACTTATAACCACCGCCTAAGTATTTGCTGTTTTTGTAGATGTGTGCGTATTTCATTTCTATTCCTTTTCTATATCACTCGTTATTGAGTACTGACAGGTTAAGCCATCTTAAGTAATGAATCAAGCGTTTTATGCAAACTTAGGGTTTTCCTTAGAAATAAATTTACTTTTGTTGTTTTTTTGTCAGGATTGCAAGATTCAAGGGCATAGCTATCCCTACTATGAGGAATAGCTTGTCAGTCTTGCTGAGTTCTGAGGTGTATATATTGCTTCGATGTCTTTGTCGTGCCTAGGTCTGTCTTTATCACTCATCGGTCTATCCATACAGGACGGTTCTTCTTGCTATCCAAGCAATAACGGATAGAGAAGGCGCAAATGCGCTAGTAGTTTCTAGGGGTATTTACAGCCTTTACCGTAGCAACACCAATGAGTACGGGCTAGGCAGATATAGAAAAACCCCTTAGGGTAGCTCTAAGTTGATGCCGCTTAATAAAGAACTCCACGATCTTTACTAAACGCTCAAAGCTACCCTAAAGGGTCTGTGTGGAGTTTGTTACTACGCAGGCATCACTCTGCCTACACAGTATACATCATTCCAGCTCAGGCCAAATTAATTTGTAAGTTGTTGGAAACAACGATTTTCGGGTAAGCAAGCCGTGGCTTTCTTTTTCTAGCGTAGCTGCCAGCACTATTAGCTTATCTTGGGGAATATCCCCGTTCTGCCACATAGAAACTGCTGGCACAGATACCCCTACCAGCTTGGCTATGCGAGTAGGGCCACCCAAAAGTCGAATTATTGCAGTTGCGTTCATAGTTTAGTTATCTTAACTTATTTACAACATTTTTTCAAATAGTTCTTGTTTTACTGTTTAAGATGGCTTAATATCTAAGTACGGTATGTGCCGTGATAACTACCCAAGCGGGTGAGAAAGAGTAAAAAATGAGTGATTATGACCAGCAGTTAGCAGACCAAGTTCAGATGCAGTTTGAACTTGACGAAGTGTTTAAAGACTTGGAAGAAGGTGTTTTTCTTACCGAGCGTCAAATTGACCTATTACGCCATTGCTGCGGATATGTCGCACCCAAACGCAACAACCATGTAAACCCTGTCATTCGTGACATTGTGAACGACTTTGGTCAAATTTTTGGGGGTGCAAAATGAAAGCATTTCCAAGTATTGATCCAGTTTACAAAAACGATATTGTTGAAATGAAAGTAAGTTTTGGCATGGATTTGCGTGATTATTTTGCAGCTAAAGCTATGGTTGCAATATTAGCGGAAGAAATGCGTACTTATAAAGCACTTGAATTTACTGATAACGGGGAAGAAATGCCATCTACAGACTTAAAGTGGATTGCCCACCGTGCTTATTACATGGCAGATGCAATGATTGAATCAAAAAACATAAAGGAATCAAAATGATTATTTCTGATACGCAAAAAGACTTTAAGATTGCCCCTGCTGGCTTACACATGGCACGGCTGTATTCCATCATTGATTTAGGCCACCAAGCTACCGAATGGGCTGGCGAAACCAAGATCATGCACAAGGTTGTGTTTACTTGGGAATTGCATGGTGATGATGATGCTGGTCAGCCGTTAAAGACCGATGACGGCAAGCCGTTAATTGTATCTAAGCGTTATACAGTCAGCCTTGGCGATCAAGCACGGTTGCGTCAAGACCTAGAAAGCTGGTCAAATAAAAAGATGACTGCGGAAGATCGCAAGAACTTTGACCTAAAAGGCTTGCTGGGTAAGTTTTGCATGGTAAACATTACGCATAGTGAAGATGGCAAATACGCCAACATTAGCGGCATTAGCCCTGTGCCTAGCGCATTGCGTGGCGCACAGCCTGAAGGCATTAACCCAACTAATCACTTTTGGCTGGCTGAATTTGACCAAGCTAAGTACGACAGCTTGCCAAAGTATTACAAAGAAAAAATTGCAGAAAGTAGTGAATGGCGTGGCAATAAAGCAAAAGAAGCCGAAAAGCATACGCTTGTAGATGACGATATTGGCAATATTCCGTTTTGATTTACGGGGGAAAGCAAGCGGCTAGGTCCTGATAGCAATGCCGTGATTGACCAGTTAGCTGAAATGCAAAGGCAGTCAGTAATCCCCCACCCACAATTAAGGTAAAAAATGATAGTTAAAGAAAAGGTGACAGAAAATGGTCATTGGTACACAAAAGACGGCACTCCAGCCTATACAACCATCGGCAAGACTGGGGAAAGAGCCACAACGCTTCGTGACGCACGGAAACTTGGACTTCTGCCAAGTGTTACAACAATTAACGGAATGTTATCGAAAGCAGGGCTTGATACATGGAAACAACAGCAAGTCCTCTTAGCCGCTTTAACCTTGCCAAGACAGCCTGACGAACCCGAAGCTGACTGGCTGGCTAGGGTAATGCAGGATTCCAAGGCTACAGGCCGTGATGCTGCGGAACGGGGTACGGCTATTCATGCGGTTATTGAGTCGTACTTTGACCAAGTGTATATGCCTGAAAAGCCAGCGTATTTGGATGCAATTGATGTGGCCCTCAAAGATGCGTTTGGAAGCCAGCTATGGCTGCCTGAGAAGTCGTTTGGGCATCACTTAGGCTATGGCGGCAAGTGCGATCTAATGGCTTCACCAGTCAACGGTAAGGGCGATGGTTTTGTAGTTGATTTCAAGACCAAAGACACCAACCTAGATAAAGTTGATGTTTACTTTGAGCATGAGATGCAACTGGCGGCCTATCGTGAGGGGCTTGGAGTAACAGCGGCAAGGTGCGCTATTGTGTTTGTCAATGGCACGACTAATCAGGTCAAGCTAATTGAGATCGAGGAACAAAAGCTACAAAATGGCTGGGAATGCTTCCAACACTTGCTACGGGTATATCAGATCAAGAACGGAATATAATGCGGTATGGGCGGCAGGTAGACAAAATCTATGCTCCTTCACGGGACTGCCGACCCACCATTCTTAGGGCGTTAAGCCGCCACAGTAGGATGCAGTAATTGGGTAGTTTTGCGGCTTTCTTACTTATTGCTATCAACTGCCAAATACTGCCCTGTTGCTTTTTTACAAATATTTATCAAAATACCTTTAAAGTTAAGCAAACTTAATAGATAATTGCATTACTCCAATTGGGAGTGAAAAAGAAAGGAATAGATTATGAGTTATGTTTTATCACTTTATGTAGGCGATACCTACCTTGATGTACATGGCAGCATTGATAAAGACGAACCTAGCGTAGGCCATGTAGGGGGTGTAGACATTGAAGATGTCTTTATAGCCGATACCGATACCAGCGTACTAGAAATGATCCACAGCCTTGGCTGGGATAAATTTAACGACAGCGTTCAAGCTGCATACCAACAAAAGGATCACGCATGAAAATCTTACTTTTAATAGCCCCATTTACTTTGGCTGCTTGCTCATCATTTACACCGCCCAATGTCAGCCTAGAAACCGATAAACAGGCGTATCACATGACTAGGGCGCAGGTTATCCTTGGCATTAATGAGTGCGAATCAGCAGGTACACGCCCTGTAGTCATTACTGCCAAGCGCAGGATTAACGGTGTTACCACCGATGTGCCTGTAGAAGTGACCTGCAATCCCCGTTACCGCATTTATCAATAGGAGTTAGACATGAAAGAATTTATCTTAGGTGCTTTGCTCGGTTTAGCTATGTCAATTTTTTTTTTCGGGGCTAACTACTTGATGCACGGGTATGCAATATAAAAAGTTTGACCAGCGGCTACATGATGCGTGTGATCCACCTGCTCGTAATGCAGTCGCTGGCTGGCTTAAAACGGTTCACCATGTCGATGCCTTACCTAACTCTGATAAATACGCTGTAGACCTTGTTTTGAGCCGTTATGGGCAGGAAATTGGGTTTGGTGAAGTAGAAGTACGGGATTGGGGTTACGACTACTGCCCTTACGATACGATCCACATTGCCCAGCGCAAAGAAAAGCTGTTTGCCCACCCCCGTACAACTATGTATGTAGTGACTAGGGATTTAACCCATGCTTACTGGATCAGGGCCAGCAAGATCAAAGAATGCCCGTTAATTGAAGTACCAAATAAGGCAGTAGCTAATGAGGAGTATTTCTACGATGTACCCACGCATATGTGGAAGTTTGTAGATTTACGGGAAGTTTTTTAAGCGTAGGGCCTTGTACCCGTTTTATCGATAATTAAAGATTGTCTGCGAGGATCGCTGCCAGCAGTATTAGGAATACTAATATGTGTCCAGCGGTCAAATTCTCGAATAATTTGGTCATACCCGATCCCCGATGCAATAACAGCCTTAACGACTTCATCGGGGGTCATGTTTGGCACTCGAATATCTGCTGCACAACCAATCCGATGCTGGCTAGTGTCCTTTGATCCTACCGCATCATTCACGGCTTTGCAACGGAATGCAGAATTGACCATGATTGGCTTGCCGCCAATAACCGTTTTAACTTCTTCCAAGAATGCAGCTAGGCGCACTAGGTTAGCCATTTCGGTAGCATTGGGCGTATTGTCAAACTGGCGGTGATCCGTATGGGTCAGTTCGTCTAATGTGAAATGTTCGCTTAGATTCATTTTTTCATCATCTCCTGAATTTCTTTGTTTTTGTCCTTGCTGCCTTGACTTGAACCAAAGTAAAACGATAAGACTTGACCTGCGCTACTGGTGATAAACCCAAGTGCAAAAATAACCATCTGCTGCTGGTCTACGGGTACATCACGGAACATCAGGATGGCAATAAACATAAATGCAAGGGAAACCGTACCAAGCGCCAGAATCGGTACTACCGACTTATCCAGTTTGGTAGCGTGTTCGCTTGTTGCTACGGTTGCATATGCGGTACGGGCAGAATCACGGTCTGCGGCTTCTAATTTGGCGTATTCTAGGTCTAATTCTTTAAGTTTGAGGGTAAGTTCAGGGTTTCCCGTTAAAGCGGCTGTAACGCCTTCTATTGTGTCGTCAGGGATTCCTAGCTTACTAGCCAACCAGCCCACAGCAGCACCCCCAGCAGGGCCAGCAACAGCAGTAGCCAAGACAGGAGCAACACCTTTAAGAAGTCCAAGTAAAGTTTCCATCTAAAACGCCTTTAATATGAATTTTAACCATAGGGTTACTACTAATGCGGCTACAAAACAATAAAACTGCACTTTTCTAACTGCTTTTAAATCGTGCTGGTATTCCTCGTTGTTCTTGCGTTCCATGTTCTCAATGTCTAGCTTGATCCTAAGTAACGCATCCCACTCTTTTGCACCGTACTGCTTTACAAACTTAATCTTTAAATCTGCTTCTTCGTCTGATATTTGTTTCTTGCGTTTCCATTCTTCTAGAGCCTTGACTAACGCTCGTTCTTTCTTAAACTCTGCTTCCCGTCTTGCCCGTATGCGGTCTTGCGCCTGTTGTTTTGCTACATCTACCGCATCTTTTTGTATGTTCTCAATTTGCTTAGAAACTGATTTACCAGCTTCCCTAGCAGAATCTAGTCCGCTACTTAGTCCTTTTGCACCCTCAGACAACCCAAGTAAATCTGACACATTATTTATCGCCAAACCAATGAATTGCCCAGCCAACTACGGTGCTAAGACCAGCTACTATAGTCATGCCAGCCCAAAAGCCACCACGACTACGCTCTGCCATGCCCACTAGCTTTTTAAGGTCAGCATCCATGTTGTCTATTTTGCGTTCCATAGAATCAAATTTGCGTTCATAATCTTCGACTTTTTGCCAAAGTACGCCATATTTTACGGGGTCTATCTCAAAAGCCATATTCACTCTTGGGCTAATGGGTCAACAACTTCTTCAACAACTTGTGTTTCTTCCAAAGCTACTTGGTCAGGGTCTTTAGGCCATGCAATATTCATTGCAGCAGCTACCGCATCTACATCAGCAGCACCTTCTACAGCGTTTGTAGCGTTTAGTGCAGTAGTACGGATAGATTGCCGCCAAGTATTCCATGATGGGCTAATAGGGGTGCTAGTTTCTACAGACTTAACTACCATCCAATCGGTAGGCAAAAGAATAGAATAAGCAGTAGCATTAATTTGATTTAACGCTGTTGTCTTGACTGATAACAGGTCTTTTGGCGTGTTGGTGTAAGTAAGGTCAGGGCCAACTAAAGTTTGGCTAACCCAGTAATAAGTTTGATTAGCTGGTTGGTTAGTAGCAACAATTTCTTCTAAGCCTACTTCAGCCTTTTCTTCGGGTGTAGACAGGTTTAGCCAGTTGGCAGGGTACTGTACGCCATTGATTTCAAAGGCAGTACCTTCTTGAATGTATTGTTGGTTTTGAGTGCAATAAAACATAATTACCTCGCTAAAGCGTTTTTAAAAGGGTTTTCGCAAAATGCCATGTATATGTAAGTTCCACTACTGATGTTATATGTTGTATCTCTTAATTTAAACCCATTAGACAGAATATCTTCAGGTGTGTATGAAGTATTTTCTGCATCAGAAGTGTTTGGAAAAAGTAGTTTCGTTGTTACATTGTATGTATCTCTAGCTGTGTCAATTAAACCCCAAGTGCTTGTTGAATCTGTTCTTTTTATCATCACAAACCTTGGTCTAAACCCAGTAAAGATAAATGGCCCATCACTAGAACCATTACCTGTGTAACTACCAAAAGCAGAGTAACCAGCTATTTGTGCAAAGCAGTAGGCTACATAAGTTTTTGTGTTTTGGTTAACAACGTTTGCATTGCCTACGGAAAATACAGATGAAGTTGGTGCTGTATCGTTCCAACGATTACTTGCCGCAGTAGATGCGGTTGTGGCGTTAAGTTCTAAAAAGTTTGTTGCCCCAATAGCAGAGTGATATACGTTCCATTCGTATGCTGCAACATCACGAACCTTAACAATAATCATACTAGGTGCAACACCTAATCCATGCCCTATTGTTGCACCAGACACTCCATTACCTGTATAAGTAACAACACTAAACCCAGCAGTTGTATTAGCACTTACCTGTGCGCTGATAGAGCCAGCAGTATTGGTTACGGCTGTGCCATTTGCTTTCCATTGCCAACCGACATAGGTAGCTGCGTTTGTGTTCATTTGAGCCAATGCGCCAACGGTAAACCCATTGCTGCCAAACGCAGTTAATCCTGTTGTTTCTGTTGTTTCTGCTGTGGTGGTATTGCTTTCTAGTTGATTTTGCACACCACGAACAGAATCATACAAAGCGTGGTCAGTTGCACCGCTTCTTCCTTTGACCCATACTAAATCAGGCTGAAAGCTACCAGCGTTTGTAACAGAAAGAGCCACCCCTGTACCTGTATAAAGCGTAGCATCCATCTGCTTATTACCAGCAACAATAGTGCTGTTTGGTAAGTTAAATGTATTGAGTGCTACAAAGCCTGTTGGTGGAGTATAGGTAAATGGTTGTTGACCAAAGTTCCAATACTGTGCGTTGGTTGCACTATTTGAACCTGCTCCAATATTGAAAGGTCCTCTGCTAGAAGAAATTGTAAATGTTGGATTAGCACCTGTTGATGGATTCCCAGTTGTGCCAAAGGATGAGTCATACCAAGTGTTGTTTCTTCCAATCCAAAAATAGCCGTTGCTTGCATCGTAGGCAAATTGAATTGTGCCAGCAGGTCTAAATCTTGTAGCACCAAGTGACGAACTAAATGCTCCGCCATCACTTGTTACATATATACCGCCACCGTTGTCATAGACTTCCCACAATCCAGTTTGAGTAGTTGACCCAATTGTAAATGTGGGAGCAGTCAAATTTGCCGCAACAATACAAAGACCAACATCCCCATATGAAGCTGTGTTTGTCATTTCTGCGTACCACTTGCCTGTTGACATTGGCATCGTAGACAATGCTGCGTTTGGAGAACCATTATTTAAGGGGTTAGTCAAGTTGCCATCGGTAGGTGTGATGTTTGCACCTTTCCACAATGAATTTAACACCGCATAGTTAGCCGTTGTTGCGCTTGTCAATGTTGGTACATCAGTCATTGAATCGTAAGTAACACCAGCAGTAATGCTGATATTGTTTGTAGTCCAATAGTTACCGTTGCCTGAGAAGTCTTTTCCTAGTCCCGCATTGGATGATGTAGTTAGTGCAGAGTTATCGGTAAACGGTAAATAAAATCCGTTAGTGCCGTATGTACCTGTGTATTTCGCTGGTTGCCATACCCCTGTCAGTGCGTTTGTAGAGCCAAATGAAG